CCTGATGCGATCACGGAAGTTATCATCTGTTTCTACATTACTCCCGCCGGACGATTCAGTGATATTTACTACGCTTTGGACCCACGGGATAGGATCCACAAGTCTGTTTATCTGCCCAGGCAGGTACCCATTTCCTACTTCTCCGTCTTGAATACACTTGGCCATGACATCTATTTGCGTCTCGCCTGCCGGCGCAGTCGCGGCGTCCGTTGTAGCAAAGAAAAGCTTGCCGTCCGGAGTTGCCCTAGTACCAAGCGGGATGATGGTTGTCCCTGGCTGAGGTCCAGACAGCGTGAACCTCAAGGTGGTCATTGCAGGATATGCCGGAAGTCTTGTGACACCTAACAGTGCGCCCAAATGATCCAGATAACCATTGCTTGAAAAGGCAAGCAAATTCTGTTTTGCTGCGAAATCGATCAAAACTCTCTGTTGTGAAATGATCGAGGCAATTGACAGCAAAAACAGCCTGACAGGATCCCCGGGAGCGAGCGTCCGTCCAGCAAGAGATTCATAGTCTGCTATAATTTTGCTTTCGATAAGCTTTGCATCTTTTTCGGCGAATGTTATGTCTGGCAAATTATCAAGCATTTATCTCTAACCTCACTTTCGGCCTAAGTACGCCGTCCATGCCATCGCCTTCATATCTAACTTCAACCACTCTTGCGCGAGGCTCCCATCTGCGAATTGCTCCCACTATCTCGGCGCTCAGCTTGGCCTGTGCTATAGGCATGGGATCATCCAGCATGGCAGCAGATAAGCCGAATTCTCTGTCGAGCGGAACGGAATATTTAACTGTTGTAAGTATTGTCTTCACGTTTTGTAAGACCTCCTCCTCCACTGTCGCAGGGGAGAAATTTACTTTATTCATTGTATTTGTAATGCTTATTTCATACATTTTATACGTACTCCTTCAACTCAATACTTACATCTGCTACCAACACATTGCCACGGTTGTCAATCTGCTTATGTTCTCTCCTGAAGCTTTTAATTGCCCAGAGATTTTCCCCGTAGCTTTTACCGCCGATCACTAACGACACAGGGCTACCCGAGCGCTGAACCAACCTCAATTTTTCTATTTCAGCCATCGGATTAATCCCCAAGGCAACGTCAAAGTGCATTGTAAAGGTTATAGTGTCGAGGTCTGGTCCCAAAAACTCTATTTTAGGTTTTTGCAGATGAATTTCATGTTCTCCTAACCTAATTGAAGAAGTTTGCTCGAAATTATCAAACGTAAGAACCTTATCGCTCGATACTGAAAAAATAATTATGTTATTAAGTTTTTCATCGCCTATCGCCCCAATCATCTGTAATCACACCCCCTACTGCGGAGGATCTGTCGGGCCACCGCTGTCATTTTCCGGATGCACATGATTTTTAAGGCTTATCCCGTCAGCGATGACATCTCCGGTAACGTTGACATTTCCGGCCGCAACTATATTTACGGGGCCGTTAACGCTGATAGTCAGAACACCTGCAGGCATGTCGACTGTGAGCGAATGTTGTGCCCTGTCATATTCAATATATGTCCCGTCATCGAACAACACGGCTCGCTTATTATTAGTCGCCAAGTCTGGAGGATTCTGAACAGAATAAAGCGAGCCTAAAATAAACCCGCTGGCATTACCAGTAGGCAGGAAGGCGCACAAAACATATTCGCCTATATCTGGCATCCAGTAATCTCTGTTTTTGAGCGTCTGTTTTTGCACAACCGAAAGCTCGTATGAGACCAGGTTATGTGCTTCAAATACAACGCGGGCCTTTGCCTTCTCCGGATATACAGCAGAAACTTTGCCTACTCGCAGAACTCCCTTGATGTTATCCATTAATATCCCTCCAAAGTCCTGCGCAGTTCGAGCTTGGTTTCATATGAAGGCCCCGAATGTGTAGCGCTTTCAATCGCATATTTACCGTCAAAAGCACCGAAACCGTCCAGAGAGATGTTGACGCCCGCAACAAGTACCGGATTACCTAACAGCGTCATGCTCGCTGTATTTTCCGAGGCATTGGCCTTGCGCAGCCTCTTTTTGCACAGCTTCTCGGCTTCCGCTATGCTGCCAACCCTTTCATTTATGATGAGAGTTTTGCCTGTAGAAGGAGCATTTTGTATATTGTAGGTGTACACTATCGGGTCTTCAGCCGTACTCGGCTGATATTCAACACGTGCGGCCGAATATATATTTCTCGTTGAAGATGAAAAAGAATAAGAGATAATGCCTGATGTTTCTCTCGCTATGGTTGCTACGGCCGGAGCAGCATCGTATTTCTCGTCGTCAAAGATAATGATTTTGTCGCTGGACACCTTTAGCCTTAAGGCGGCTTTGTCGCACAAGCCTTGTAAAAATGGCAAGTCGGCTTCCTCTGCCTGTTCGATCCTATCGTACTCAGGGTCATAATTGCTGTCGAACATAAGCTCAAGCTGTGCGCCGGATGCTATATCGCCCGCAATGGCAGACAGCATTGTATCTTCCCATGCTCTCGTCTTTGTCTCGTCTACGAGCGAAGATCTCACCGGCACGGACACGCCTTTCAACGTCATGGTATCCGGCGGACCGTCATAGGTTATCTCGTCCACTTCAAACGAACCTAATGGCAGAATGCGAGTAGTGTTGGGGCTGTCCCAGTCATAAACAATCAATGATGAGGTCAGTTTAGCTCCTTTTTCTGGATACCAACTTGAGCGCCAAAGGCCTTTTTTGTCATCAAGCGTTACCTGCAGATCATCAGCTTTTTTATCAGAATTGTCCTGGTACGAAAAGCTAATAAGATAATCTTTAAGGTCTGCAGTAATATTTACATTATTGTAGACAAGCGATAGTGACGCACGTCTTATCTTACCCATGTTATGCGCCCCTCTTCCATGGCGGGAGAGTTTTAGGCAGTTCTACCTCGATATCCGGGATGTTCAATGCGATATCTGCGGGGAATATGACATAATGCATATACGCAGGGTTTGCGTCCAGCAGCGTATTCATGTAGAATTCCGTGCCGGACTGCTCGCCATAAGCCTTATATGCTATATAATCCCACGTGTCACCCTGAACTGTTGTATATTTACGCATAGCTCAATCTCCCCTGCTGCGCCATAAAGGCCTTCAACCTTGCCTCAAACTCTTCTTGAGCCTTTCTCTCTGCCCTGAGCACTTCGCTTCTAATCTGTTCTGCATTCATTTCGCCTTGCCCGTAAATATTGATTACTGGCGATGCCGGTGAATAAGTGATATTGACTGATGATGGTTTAGCCCCGCCCTCTCTCATAGCCGCAAGCAGTTTGTCCATAGGTAGTATTGCCTCGGGGCCTTTCTCCGCTACCATAGCCATATGCGGAGTCGAAAAGACACCGCCTTCTGCATGCCCCGGTACAGGTGCAAGAGCTGCAGTTGGAGATTTGATCTGCTCGATCATCTGTATGTTTACGCCCTTGCCGCCGACCATTGGCAGCCAGCTCGGCAGCTTAATCTTGTTGAGCTTATCTATGAACCAGTTGACCTTATCGATTACCCAGTTAAGCGCATTTGTAACTGCCTGGAATACTGCGGAGGCTCCGGATGTCATGATGCTCCACAGGCTATTCATTGCCGACCTTACTGTTTCGCTTTTCTTATAAAGCAAAACAAGACCGGCCGTAAGCCCTGCAATGGCGACAATTAACATGGCAATGGGGTTCGCTGACATTGCGGCATTTAAAAGCCACTGCGCGGCAGCGAATATCTTCGTCGATATTGCAGCTATCTTTGCGGCAACATCATACTGCACAAACAGCACATACAGCTTCGCAAGCTTTGCCAGCCCGGAAAATACTACGAACTCCATAGCATGGACAGCCACGTTGAACGCAAGCATCCCAGCAGTGCCCAACACCAACACTTTCGTTAATTTTGGATGGGCTTTCGTCCATTTTGCTATTTTGTCCGATACTCCCGATAACCTTTCTGCCGTGGCAGCCAAGGGAGGCAGAAGGACACTGCCAAGATTAACGCTCAAGATGTTAATGTTATTAGCCAATATACGAATTGCGTTCGCAGTTGTCTTAGAGCGCTCTTCAAACTCTTTTTCCATGCTTCCCTGATA